GGTGGCGAGATCACTGCTGACGATCTGATCCTCGAAGAAAGGAAACTGTAATGGGTGCGTTCGATCTGCTTGCCAAGGCGGCAAAAGGGGCCAAGAAGGCCGCTCCGTTCTTTTCCAAGGCCGATGTAGTGCTGGACGAGTTGCAGCGCGGCAAAGGGGCTGGCAATGAGTTCTTGGGTGAGCTGGTCAAGAAGGGTGCAAAGCCCACCGAGCTGCGTGAGCGTGGCATTGAGAAGGCGCTCAAGGACAAGCCCAAGATGACCAAGGCCGAGGTCCAGAAGATCTTTGAGAGCAACCCACCACCACGGGTGCAAGAGAAGGTGCTGAGCAGCGAAGTCCCTGACTACGACGAATGGCTTGAGAACAAAGCCCAAGAGATCTACGGCGTTGACTGGTTTGACTTGCGCAAGGAAGAGCAGAAGGCGCTCAACAAGATGTATGGGGATCTGCCGCTGACCCAGTACGACAAGTACAAGACCCCGGGCGGTGAGAATTACCGCGAGATCTTGCTGAAGCTGCCAGCGTTTGATAACAAGCGCATCATGGAGCTGGAGGCCGACATTCGCAGGAGCGAGGGCGCGTACAAAGACCCCATGTCCGTGCCAGACTTCCGCGCCAAGGTGGATGAGTTGGCCCAACTCAAGGAGCAACAGGCCGCAGCCGGTGCGCCCTACGTCTCAAGCCACTACAAGACCGACCCTAACGTGCTGGCCCACATCCGTGTGCAGGACTATCAAGTGCCATCAAAAGGCTATGCGGTGGTCAATACCCGTTCTGGCAACAAGTCTGAGGTCTTCCCCACCATGGAACAGGCTCAGGCCGCCTTGGTTCAGTATCCTGAGAGCCTGCAAACAATGCTCAAAGTAACTGAGGCGCAAGGTAAGCCCAAGAAGGTCTTGCTGGTTGACGAGATCCAGTCAGACTGGCATCAAGAGGGGCGCAAGAAAGGTTATCTCGGAGACCAAAAAAAGATTGATTGGGACGATCCTGCATACGTTCAGGCAAGAAGACGGGCCACGGTACTAGGCAATGAGTTCAACAGGAACAACGCAAATCCTGCTCGTCAGGCTGAAATTGAGCCAATGCTACGTGAGGCACGCAGGGCAGAGCGTGCGTTTATTGATCACAACAATCAAATTGGCAGTCTTGTCCCCGACGCCCCATTCAAAAAGAACTGGCACGAATTGGCAATGAAGCGCGTGCTAGATTACGCAGCAGAGAACGGCTACGACAGTGTTGCCATCACCCCGGGCGTGCAGCAGGTAAAGCGCTATGAGGATGCAACCCGTCAAGCGGTTGATGAGGTTGCCATGTATGGCGACACCCTTGTCGGTTTTAAGGATGGCCGCAGGGTGATTGAGCAGCCCATCTCCAGCCCTGATGAGCTTGAGCGGTACATCGGCAAGGAAATGGCCGAGAAGTTGTCTAACGCAGCGCCAGACATGAACTTCATCCGATCGATCAAGGGCGAGGACATCACCGTTGGTGGCGAGGGCATGAAGGGCTTCTACGACAAGATCCTGCCAGACTACTTGAACAACTACGGCAAGAAGTACGGGGCGCAGATGGGTGAGATGGATCTCAAAATCGGGACTGATTTGAATTTTCCGCCCAACAATTACAACTTACCAACATCCGTTCCGGGCGAGGTTCAACGAGTCCATTCCTTCGACATCACCCCCCAAATGCGGGAAGAGATCAAGACCAAGGGCCAGCCCCTGTACGGCAAGGTTGCCATGCCCGGGGCTGAAGCAGCAGCAGGCGCAGGAGCGGCGACAATAGGCTCCGAAGTATTTGACACGAATAATGAACAACAGGTTCAAAATCCGGTACATTTCACCGAAAACCCAGATGCTATGCTTCTGGAACTGATGCAGAGGAATTGATTCATGGTTACAGAGTTCCCAATCGACCCCGAGTACGGACGTTTCGTACAGGGCATGGCCGACGAGCCACCAGAGTCTCAGGAGGAGCAGGAAGAGTACGAGCTACCTGACGACGACTCTGAGCTTGAGGAGCTGCCTGACGGCTCTGTGGTGGTCAAGATGGACACTGAAGGCCCGATGGAAGACGGCGAGTTCTACCAGAACCTTGCCGAAGTCATCGACCCGGGTGAGTTGAGCAGCATCGCCATGCGTTACATTGACCTGATTGAGAAAGACAAGCAGGCCCGCGAGGAGCGCGACAAGCAGTACGAGGAGGGCTTGAAGCGCACCGGTCTGGGCAAGGATGCCCCCGGTGGCGCAACCTTCTCTGGTGCCTCAAAGGTGGTTCACCCCGTCATGGCCGAGGCCTGCGTTGACTTTGCCTCCCGCGCCATCAAAGAGATGTTCCCACCTGACGGCCCGGTCAAGACCAAGATCTTGGGCCAAGTGGACGAGGAGAAGACAGCCCGTGCAGAGCGCAAGCGCGACTACATGAACTGGCAGCTTACCGAGCAGATTGAGGAGTTCCGCGACGAGCAAGAGCAGCTCCTGACTCAGCTCCCCCTTGGCGGCTCCCAGTACATGAAGCTCTGGTACGACGAGCAGAAGAAGCGCCCCTGCGCTGAGTTCCTGCCCATCGACCGGGTGATCGTGCCGTTCTCGGCCACCAACTTCTACACCGCCCAGCGTGCGACCGAGGTCCACGTCATCACCGAGTGGGAATTCAAGCGCCGCATCCGTACTGGCCTGTACCGCGACATCGAAGTGATCCGAGCAACCATGCAGCCTGATCAGACTGCAGCGGAGAAGGCCAACGACAAGATTGAAGGCCGCAAGTATCAGGACAACGAAGACGGTGAGCGCACGGTCTACCACGTCTACTGCCACTTGGAGCTGGACGAGGACGGTGAGTCTGATGGCGAGATGGCCCCGTACATCATGATGATTGACGACTTGGAGCACGAGGTCATCGGCTTGTACCGCAACTGGGAAGACGGCGACAAGACCATGACCAAGCTGGACTGGGTCGTGGAGTTCAAGTTCATCCCATGGCGTGGTGCGTATGCGATTGGCCTGCCCCACCTGATTGGCGGCTTGTCTGCAGCTCTGACTGGCGGCATCCGCGCTTTGCTGGACAGCGCACACATCAACAACGCCGCGACCATGCTCAAGCTCAAGGGGGCCAAGATCAGCGGCCAGAGCCAGCAGGTGGACGTCACGCAGATCGTGGAGGTTGAAGGCGCTCCCGGCGTGGACGACATCCGCAAGATCGCCATGCCCATGCCGTTCAACCCACCCTCACCGGTGCTGTTCCAGTTGGTGGGCTACCTCGACAAAGCCGCCCGGGGCGTGGTCACCACCGCCGAGGAGAAGATTGCTGACGTCAACTCCAACACCCCGGTGGGCACGACTCAGGCGCTGATTGAGCAAGGCGCTGCCGTGTTCTCGGCCATCCACGCCCGTCTGCACGACTCGCAGGCCCGAGTGCTCAAGATCCTCGGCCGACTGAACCGTTGGTACTTGGACGACCAGCGCAAGGGCGAGATTGTTGAGGACTTGGAGATAACTCAGGATGACTTTAAGCGCAACACGGACGTTGTTCCCGTGTCTGACCCCCACATCTTCTCTGAGACCCAGCGTATGGCTCAGATGCAGGCTGTGCTGGCCCGTTCCGACAAGGCCCCTGACCTGTACAACCGTCAAGCCGTAGAGCAGCGCCTCCTGAAGCAGTTGAAGATCCCGGGCATCAACGAGTTGCTCAAGGACACCCCAGCCCCTGAGGAGAGGACATCAGCGGACGAGAACGTCGCCATGGCGCTGGGCCAGAACGCCTTTGCGTACATCCACCAAGACCACTTGGCTCACATCCAGAGCCACTTGGACTTTGCGCTGAACCCCATCTACGGCTCCAACCCTATCATGGCCTCGTTCTCCTTGCCGCGCTCACTGGAGCACATCAAGCAGCACATGGTGATGTGGTACTTGAACCGCATGAACGGTTACGTGTCCAAGACTCGCGGCAACAAGCAATTGACCGAAGAGGAATACGAGAACAAGCAATTGACGGCCGAGATCGACAAGGTGTTTGCCCTTGCATCACAGCACGTCAAGCTGGACAGCGAGAAGGCCTTCAGCCAGATTATCCCGCTGGTGCAGCAGCTCATGCAGTCTATGCAGCAACTGTCGCCCAAGCCGCAACTTCCGCCCGAAGCCATGGTGCTGCGCGAGACCTCCATGGCCGAGACCGAGCGTCGGGCCAAGAAGGACGCCGGAGATTTGCAGCTCAAGTCGCAGCAGATGCAGCAAGACGCTGCCGAAGCCGAGCGCAAAGAGCAACTGGACATCGCGCTCAACTCCGTGGACAACCTCACGAAAGAGCGCATAGAGACTGCACGCCTGACCCAGAAAGATCAGGAGTTGCAAACCGAGCAGTTTGAAACTGCAATCCGCCTCCAGCAAGAGGTACAACGCAAACTTGGAGATCCAAATGGCTACTAACCCTTACCACAATGAAGCCGTGCCAATGCACAAGCGTATCGCCGCTGGCGAGAAGCTCGACGGCACATCCCTGAAGTCGCAAGGCGGCAACGCCAAGCCGACACAACCCAAAGGAGGCGCACTGAGCCAGAAGAAAAAATGAAAACCATCTCCGACCTCATCGGCGCAATAGAGTCTCGAAAGGCTGAAATAAGCCTGTCCCTAGCGGCTGGAAATGCTGCGTCATGGGAGACCTATCACCGTATGACTGGTCATTACGCAGGACTCAATGAGTCTCTGCAAATCTTGAACAATCTTCTAAAGGAAGACAATGACAATGATGAATGAACCGGTAGCGTTTAACGACGCTGACATTGCTTGGGCTTTCCCGAGCGTAGATCCCGGCGCAAAACCTCTCGGTGGGCGAATCCTTGTGCAACTACGCCGCACCAAAAAGAAAATGACTGGGTCTGGAATCATCTTGGTTGAAGAGACCAAAGATGCAGAGAAGTGGAACAACATGGTGGCGAAGGTCATCGAAGTTGGGCCAATTGCATTCAAGAGCCGCGACACCATGCAAGACTGGCCCGAGGGCAGTTGGGTTGTTGCTGGCGACTACATCCGTGTCCCTAAGTGGGGCGGAGATCGCTGGGAAGTGAAAGTGCCGGGAGAGGACCACCTCGAAGACCCCGCCCTTTTCATGATCTTGAATGACCACGAAGCCATCGCGAAGGTGACATGCAGTCCCCTTGAGATGCGTTCTTTTATCTGAGGTGAATCATGGCTGAACAAGCACAAGACGAAAAAATTGAAGTCAAGGAAGCGGTGGACGGCTCGGCCTCTGTTGACCTTCCTGACAACATCCCAAACCCGCAGGCGGATGACAACGACGACGACGACCGCGATGAGCCAAAGATGGCCGATGGCGGTGATGTCGACAGCGATGACGACCACCCTGACGACAACGATGCCCTTCGTGCCGTCAAGCGTGACCGCCGCCGCACCAAAAAGCAGTTGGTCCGCCAGACCAATGCCGAAAAAGAGATCAAGCTGCAAATGCTTGAACGCCAAAATCAAGATCTGATCCAAAGACTGTCGGTGGTGGAGCGCAAAACCCACTCTGCTGACTTGGCCCGGATCGACAAGGCAATTGAAGACTCTGAGCTGCGCATCAACTACGCCAAGATGAAGCTATCGGAGGCCGCCGAGTCTCGTGACGGCAACGCCATGGCAAAAGCTCAGGAGATGTGGATGGAGGCCCGCCAACAGGCGGAATCCCTGCGCAACCTGAAGAAGAGCGCTACCCAGCCACGGCAGGAGTCCAGCATCCCAGACCCCCGTTTGCAGCGTAATGCCGCCAACTGGATGGAGCGCAACTCTTGGTTCAACCCTGACGGCAAGGACTTGGACAGCAAGATTGCCAAGCAGGTTGACGAGCAGCTTACTTCTGAGGGTTGGGATCCCAATTCAACAGACTATTGGGAAGAACTTGACAATCGCTTGCAAAAGTACGTATCTCACAGATACAATGGAAAAACCGATGAGAATCCAAATCAACGGAGTAAACCAAGGGGTATTGTGACTGGATCTGGACGCGAATCAGCCTCAAGGGCAGGTGGTAAGAACACCTTCACTTTGTCTCCCGAACAAGTTCGGGCGATGAAGGATGCGGGTTTCTGGGACGACTCAGAAAAACGCAACAAAATGATCAAGCGTTACGCAGCCGAAGCTCGTACATCTCAAGGTTACAGGAGTTAAAAATGGATTCAAGGTTAAAAAAATCTCTTCAGGCCGGTGGCCGCAATGATCGCGCAAGCGAGGACGCAAGCCGCCGACCTCCTGAGGAAAAGTTCATGAGTGCGCAGGAACGCCGCAAGGCGTGGAGCGACGAGTGGACGCAATCGGCTCTGCCCAAGACACCCGAAATCCCGGGATGGCACTTGTGCTGGCTTTCTACAACCAACGCTTACGACACCATCGACAAGAGAATGCGACTCGGATATGTACCCGTGACGGCGGATGAGATACCCGGATTCGACAGTTTTCGAGTCAAGGCTGGTGAGCATGTTGGGCACATTTCGTGCAACGAGATGCTGTTATTCAAACTGCCCATGGATGTCTACCAAGACGTTATGGCGCAGATGCACTATGAAGCCCCCCGCGAGGAAGTTGAGCGTATCTTCTCCCAAGCGGATGCTGGTGCAAAAGACAGCTCTGGTCGCAAGTTGGTGCAGATGGAAGCGGGTATGGACAGATTCGATCAACAGCAACCAAACCGTGCCCCCGTTTTCGAGGGCTAACTTTTTAAGGAGCTAGACTATGTCTGCAACAAACGCTCCGTTTGGCCTGCGCCCTGCGTTCCACCCCTCCGGTCTGGATCGCGCAACGGCGCTGGCTGACGGTATCACCTCGACCTTCGGGTCAGCCATCCTCAAAGGCCAACCAGTCAAGTATGTGACTGGCGGCGTCATTCAACCCGCTGCCGCTGGAGACGCCTTCGTTGGCGCATTTGCCGGTGTCGAGTTTACTGACACCACTGGTCGTCATCGCGTGTCCAACAACTGGCCTGCCTCCACGGCTTACCAGACTGGTTCATGCACTGCCTACTTCTACGCCGATCCAAACATCGTGTACGAAATTCAGGCTGACGGCTCTTTGGCTCAAACGTCTATTGGCGACGAAGCCGATTTGACCAACACTACCGCTGGTTCCACAACCACTGGTCTGTCGCAATGCACTCTGTCAACCACCTTGGTTGGCGCAGGCAACAGCGCTCAGATGCGTATCGTGAACCTCGCTCCGTACCCCGGTAACGACTGGGGTGATTCTTTCACTATTGTCCGTGCAACCATCGCCGAATTCCAATTCGCTGGTGCTGCCGGAACAGCAATTTAAGGAGGGAGTGAACCATGGCCGCTCCAATGCGCAGTACCGACTTTCGTAGCATCGTCGAACCCATCATGAATGAGTGTTTCGACGGTGTCTACGATCAACGAGCCGACGAATGGTCACGGGTTTTCCGTGAGCAAGAAGGCATCCCACGCAACTACCATGAAGAACCCGTCCTGTACGGTTTTGGTGCTGCTCCACAGATGGCCGATGGCACTCCTGTGACGTACCAACAAGGTGGTGTGTTGTTCCTGAAGCGTTACGTCTATGACGTGTATGGCTTGGCCTTCGCTTTGACCAAAGTTTTGGTTGAAGACGGCGACCACATCCGTATTGGTCAGGTGTACGCCCGTCACCTCGCTCAGTCCCTGATCGAGACCAAAGAGACTCTGTCTGCCAACGTCCTGAACAACGCCTTTACTGGTGGTCAGTACGCTGGTGGTGACGGCGTCGCTTTGAACAGCGCTTCGCACCCCATCGTGAACGGTACCTTCAGCAACTTGCTGGCAACCGCCGCAAACCTGTCCCAGACTTCTCTGGAGCAGATGTTGATCCAGATCCGTCAGGCTGTGGACAACAACGGCAAGCGTATCCGTTTGGTGCCCCGCCAATTGGTGGTCGCCCCCGGTAACGTCTTCCAAGCCGAAGTGCTGCTCAAGAGCGTTCTGCGTGCTGGCAACGCAAACAACGACATCAACCCCGTCAAGTCGATTGGCTTGTTGGACGAAGGTGCTGCTGTTATCTCGCGTTTGACCAACCCGTCGGCGTTCTGGGTGCAAACCGATGCTCCAGAAGGCATGAAGTTGATGATGCGTCGCAAGCTGGAGAAAACGATGGAGGGAGACTTTGAGACTGATTCAATGCGTTATAAAGCCACTGAGCGTTATGACGTAGGTTTCACTGATCCTCGTGCGATGTACGGCACACCCGGCGTCTAAATCTAAGCGGGGGCTTCGGCCCCTGCGCTAATAAGGAGCAAGACAATGGCAAATTTACTGGTAACCCGTTTCCCAAATGGCGTGACAAACGTCGGGGAAAATTCACCATTTGCTGATCTGGCAATGCCAGCACCAACAAAGTTTCACACTTACTATGAAGATTTCGACTACTATGTGGCCGCAAATTGGACTGTAACTGAGACTCAGGCTGGTGCTACTCAGGCTTTGACTGACGGCGATGGTGGTTTACTTTTGATCACCAACACTGCCGCAGATAATGATCTCGTTGCTTTGCAAAAAGTAGGCGAGTCATATCGCTTTGCTTCAGGCAAAGAGCTTTTCTTTGAGGCCCGCCTCAAGGTGAGCGACGCAACTGAATCTGATGTAGTTATTGGTCTTCAAATTACCGATGCAACCCCGCTTGACGTATCGGATGGTGTGTTTTTCATCAAGGCAGACGGCTCTACTTCGGTAAGCCTGTTGGTTGAGAAGAACGGCACAGCAACTACGACCTCTAGCGTGGCTACTATGGCTAACGACACATTTATTAGTCTTGGTTTTTACTATGATGGCGCATCAAGCATTCAATACTTCGTAGATGGCGTTGTGAAGGGCACTTCTGTGACCACCAACTTGCCTGACGACGAAGATATGACTGTGTCAATTGCTCTTCAAAATGGTGAGGCCGTTGCAAAGACAATGACTGTGGATTACGTCTTTGTTGCGAAGGAGCGTTAATCATGGGTCAATTCAAACCAATGGTGAAGATGGAGACCACTGAGCCTTCAGTTGAACTCAAGCTGAAAAAAGGTGGCTCCGTCGCTTCTCCCAAGAAGATGATGAACGGCGGCGTCATGGGTGCTTTGGCTTCGGTTCCCGGCGCTCGTGGTGGCATGGCTCCTGCGGCTCGTCCCGGCAAGCCATCCATGATGGACCGCCGCAAGGCCATGATGGGCAAGCCAGCAATGGCTCGTCCCATGATGGCTAAAGGCGGTGCAATGGACGCCTTGGAGGCTCACGCCGCCAAGCCTGCCAGTAAGGGCCACGCAGGCCTCAAGGCCGGTGGCGTTGCTTGCGCAACTGGTGGCGTCATGAAGTCTCCAAAGCCCGGTAACTACAAAACTGGTGGCGTAGTGAACGGCCAAGGCGGCTACAAAGACGGTGGCATCATCAAGTCCGAAAAGGGCAAGACGATGATGCACACAGCCAAGGTGAACCACAACTCCGCGCCTACGGGTGAGGTGAAGTTGGGCAACGCTGGCGGCTTTAAAAAAGGCGGTGCGACAAAAAAGCACTACGCCACGGGGGGAGCTGTTAACGACAGCGGCCATGCCGTGGCAATGCCGAAGAAGCAAGCGTCAATGCCCGTCTCCAATGATCGCCAATCAGGCACCTTCAAAAAAGGTGGCGGGGTGAAAATGCGAGAAGGCGGTGCATCGCAGGCTGAGTTGGACAAGGCCTACATGGACAGCATCGGTCCTTCAAAGGAAGATATGGACATGGCTAAGACCATTCGAGACATCCCGGGTAAGTTGTTCCGTGGTGCCAAGAAACTGGTTGGCATGGACGACAAGCCCAAGGCTGGCTCGGTGACCAAGACTGAAAAGTCTGTAACGGTTGCTCCTGCCAGAAAGCGTGGCGGGTCTGTGACTTGCTGAACCTAAGTGGGGGCTTCGGCCCCCGCTTTTTAATTGGAGAAATTTATGGCTGATGCAGTCGCAAGTCAAACGCTTTTAGATGGTGAGCGGATGGCAATCATGAAATTCACCAACCTTTCTGACGGTACTGGTGAAAGCAAAGTTTTGAAGGTAGATGTTTCTGCTTTGACATCAAGTGCATCTGGCCTACCCTGCACTGGCGTAACTATTACAAAGATTTATTCCGCAACGCATGGTTTTGAAGTACAGATTTATTGGGATGCAACCACAGATGTATTTTGCTGGTGTGTGCCACAAAATTCTGAATACACAATGGATTTTGAAAAGTTCGGCGGTTTGACTAACAACGCAGGCGCTGGCGTAACTGGTGATGTATTGTTCAGCACTGCTGATGCTAGTAATGGTGACTTCTACACCATCGTCCTTGAGATGGTTAAATCTTACGGTTGATCATGCCAAGCAAATCACCAGCCCAGCACAAATTGATGGAAGCGGTTGCGCACAACCCTTCCTTCGCCAAAAAAGTTGGCATCCCTACAAAAGTAGGGAAAGAATTTGTTCGTGCTGACAAAAAGATGGCTGATGGCGGGAAAGTGAACGCTGCTGGGAACTACACCAAGCCCGAACTGCGCAAGCGGATCGTAAGCCAAGTCAAGGCCGCTGCAACGCAGGGCACTGGAGCAGGCGAGTGGTCAGCCAGAAAAGCACAGCTCGTGGCGAAGAAGTACAAGGCCGCTGGCGGCGGCTACAGGGACTGACATGAAGGCCCCGCAGAAATCCCTGAGCGATTGGGGCAAACAAGATTGGACGACCAAAAGTGGTAAAAAATCTTCTGAAACTGGTGAGCGATACCTTCCAAAAGCTGCGATCAAAAGTCTCAGCTCTGCTGAGTACGCTGCGACGACCAAAGCCAAACGCGCAGGAAAAGCCGCCGGAAAACAATTCGTAGCTCAACCTGCCAAGATCGCCAAGAAAACAGCCAAATACAGGTTCTGACCATGCCAAAAAACAACGCAACAGTTGCCAAGTCGCTAAAAAAGGCCGGTTTCTACGAGCCGTCCAAAAGCAAGCCTGAGCGGGTCAAAATCATCAACGAGGTGACGACCAAGCCTCAGCGGCTGAACATGGTTGAGAAGATGTTCTCGGACAAGAAGCTCAAGAGCGGTGGCCCGTCTCTTGCTGTCGGCCGTGGTGAAAAGTTGCCAATTTCTAAGGGCGCAGGCCTTACGGCCAAGGGCAGGGCTAAGTACAATCGAGAGACAGGCAGCAACCTGAAGGCCCCTCAACCTCAAGGCGGCGCACGCAAGGATTCTTTTTGTGCGCGTATGTCCGGGATGCCCGGACCCCTGAAGGATGAGAAGGGTAAACCAACCCGCAAGGCAGCAGCCTTAGACAGATGGAAGTGCTGATATGGCTTACTCGGATACCTACGGTCAGGTTTACCAAATTCAAACACTCATAGATCACGGAGCACGCCGCTGCGGGAAGTTGGCCGAGGAGTTGACTTCTGAGCAACTTTTGAGCGCCCGAGAGTCTTTGGGCTTCGTCATGAGCAACCTGATCAACATCGGCATCCAGTATTGGGCCATTGAGAAGCAGGTTGTGGGCCTTACCCCTGAGAAGTACATATACACCCTGCCAGACGGCTCCAATGACGTCCTGAACGCCCTGTATCGCACCATGACAAGGCCAACCGGAAGCTACACATCAAGCGCTGGCGGCACTGTTGCCTTGGTTGGCGACAACGACATCAACACCTTCTGCCAGCAGACCACCCCAAATGGCAATATTTCGATCAATTTTGGCACTGACAACCCGATATATGCTGGCTCGATTGGCCTTATGCCTTACGTTGCTGGTGGTGGCAGTGCAACTTGGACCCTGACCCTCGAATACTCAACCGACAACGTCACTTGGAACACCCTGCAAAGCCTTGGGACAGTGGTTGTGTCTGACAAACAGTGGATCTGGACCGACATTGACCCCGGGCAGAGCGTTCAGTTCTACCGAGTTCGCATCTCTGGCGGCTCGACCCTTGCTTTGCGCGAGTTTTACGTTGGAAACAACAGCCGCGAGATCACAATGTCTCGCCTGAACCGTGACGACTACACAAATTTGCCCAATAAAAACTTCACGGCCAACCAGCCGTACCAGTATTGGTTCAATCGCACGGTTCCGAACCCCGAGATCTACCTCTGGCCCACTCCAAGCGACCCATTCGTCCAAATGACGATCTGGTACAGCAAACAGGTCATGAACGTCGGTGATTTGACCAACGAGCTGCAGATCCCGCAGCGCTGGTATCTGGCTGTGATCAACATGCTGGCCCATCAAATGGCTATGGAGCTGCCACAGATCCCGATGGACCGTATCCAGTACCTTGAGGCGCAGGGCGAGAAGTATCTGGCTTTGGCTGAGGCTGAAGAAAGAGATCGTTCGCCAATTTTTTTCAGTCCGAATATTTCGGTGTATACACGCTGATGTGTGGTGCATAATAGAGGAATGAACTTGCTCCAAGGCTTCCACAATCACCACATCACTCCCCGCTATAAGGGGGGCACAGATGCGCCCGACAACCTAGTGCTGCTGCACCCAATAGATCATGCGATTGCACATCTTGTGCGGTTCAAGATTTACAAAAATCCGGCAGACGGGTGGGCGTACAACCGCATCATCAACGGCTTGAAAGACGAGTTGATCCCCAACAAAAAGGGCATCCCCAAGCCGTACATGCGCAAGCCAAAGTCTGAGGAAACCAAGGCAAAGATGTCTGCTGCGGCAATTGGCAGGAAAAAATCCCCCAAAGCCGTTGAAAAAATGCGTGCGGCATTGACTGGAAGAAAAGCAACGCCAGAGCAGTTGGCTTCTCTTGCGCTTGGCAGAGTGCGCCCGGTTGGCTACGTCAGCCCAATGAAAGGGCAAGAGCGAAAAACTCCTTGGTTGTTCGGATTGACCCCTCACAACAAGGGTGTTCCTGCTTCTGATGAGACTCGCGCAAAACTGTCGGCTGCACATAAGGGCCGCAAGCAAACTCCCGAGCAAATTTCCAAGCGAGTTGCGTCACGGCGTGCAACGCTTGAGGCGCAAGGGAGGACTGTTTAATGGGCATGTTCCTTGACACCATCGGTAACGCCTCGCTGGCAATATTTGTGTGCGACCGCTGCAGGATGAAGCGTGCGATGGACGAGCAGATGCCAGATCCGAACTTTCCGGGGCTTCGCGTCTGCCAGCAGGGCTGTGCGGATCAAAAAGACCCGTACCGCCTGCCAGCACGCAAGACTGAGCGAATCAACCTGAGATTTCCTCGGCCGGATGTGTCTGTAGCTGTAGACCCGAACAACCTTGTGACGGACAATCAGGGCAACTACATCATCTCGACTGAGGGGAATACCAACATCGTCGAGAATGATGGCAACCTTGACGGAATATCGGTGACACCATAATGGCAAATCAAACCATCACGCAACTTCCAGACGCAGGCGCCATCACCGGCACGGAGCTTGTCCCCATCGTTCAAAACGGCGGGACGTACAAGACAACGACTGCTGCTTTGGCTGGGTCTCCTGTTCAAACCCAGACGTTCCTGACGCTAAATCAAGAGCCGACCCTCAACAACAGCCGTTATCTGTCCACCAGCACGGGTTTGGGCCTGACTGATGGCGGAGCACAGAGTTTCTTGCGAATCACGCTTAACGGGGCTTCTGGTAGCCTTGAGGCGGCCGGTACAGGCGTTGTGGTCAAGAACAGCTCGACCACGGTTGTCTCCCGCACTTTGGTCACGTCTGGCAACGGGATTGACGTCACAAACGGCAACGGAGTGAGCGGTAACCCCACATTTCAGTTAACTGGCCTTGCAGCGGCAATTGCCAACATAAGCGGCACCGGCATGCTTGCTGTCGTGGGGGGTACCACCATCGCTGGCCGACAGATTACTGGAACCGCGAACCAGATCTCTGTGACCGACGGTAACGGCAGCGGAAACCCCACGCTTGCTATTGTTGACAACGTGGTGCTCCCCGGAACTGGAGCGATGATTCTTCCGATTGGAAATAACGCACAGCAACCGGTCGGATCTCAAGGGCAATTTCGCTTCAACAGCGACACACAATCATTTGACGGTTACGCCGACGGTTCTTGGAGGCAGTTTTCTTTGGCGGGCGGGGTGACCACGTTTGCCGGTGGCGCAACAGGCTTCACGCCTATTTCAGCCACAAGTGGCGCGATTATTTTGGGCGGGATATTGAATTCTGCCAACGGCGGCACAGGCATCAACAACGGCTCGTTCACGGTCACTTTGGCCGGCAATTTGACCACTGCCGGGGCCAATAACCTGACTTTGACGACCACAGGGGCCACAAACGTCACGCTCCCAACTACGGGCACGTTGGCAACCAGAGCTGGCACGGAGACGCTCACCAACAAGACGATCAGCGGCGCAAGCAACACGCTGACCAACATCGCCAACGCAAGCCTGACAAACTCGTCTGTGACCGTTGGAACGACCAACATTGCGCTGGGAGCTACGAGCCTGACCTTGGGTGGCCTGACCTCGGTTGAGGTCACGCAAGACCCAACGTCTGCGTTGCAATTGGCAACTAAGCAGTACGTGGATGCGGTAGCGGAGGGGTTGCATATTCATGCGTCTTGCGCGGCGGCTACCACCGGAACACTTGCTTCCATCACCGGCGGCACGGTGACCTACAACAACGGCACTGCGGGTGTTGGCGCTACCTTGACTTTGTCGGTGGCCTTGACTGTTTTGGACGGATACACGCTGCTCAACGGTGACCGTGTTTTGGTTAAGAACGAAGCCGCACAGGCCAACAATGGCATCTACACATGGGCTACTGGCGGTACGGTTTTAACTCGTGCAACCGACTTTGACACTGCCGCCGAGATGGCGAGTGGTGACTTCACATTTGTCTCTAACGGAACTTTGTACGCCAACACAGGCTGGGTGCAGACTGATCCGGTGACAGTTGTTGGGACAAGCCCCGTGATATGGTCACAGTTCTCTGGCGCAGGCACTTACACCGCTGGCACTGGTTTGACGCTGACCGGGACGCAGTTCTCAATCACCAACACAGCGGTCACCGCAAACACCTACGGTTCAGCCTCTGCTGTGCCTGTCTTTGCTGTAAATGCGCAAGGCCAGCTCACGAGTGTCACAAACACAAACATCGCAATTGCGGCATCTCAAGTTACGTCTGGCACTCTGGCTGTTGCGCAAGGCGGCACGAACATCGCCTCGTACACAATTGGCGACACGCTTTACGCAAGCGGTGCAACAACATTGTCTAAACTATCGCTTGGCACACAGGGTCAAGTGCTGACAGCGGGCGCAACCGGACCTGTTTGGTCTGGTATCTCTGGTGGAACTTTCTGAGGAAACAAAATGGCTGCAACGAACTTCACACCGATCCAACTTTATCATTCGACGACTGCATCTGCAGCCCCGACTGCTGGCAACCTTGCTGCTGGTGAACTTGCCATCAACACGTTGGACGAGAAGCTGTATTTCAAGAACTCCGCTGGCACTGTGAAGCTGCTGGCTTCGGCCGCTGGCGCTGCTGGCGACGTGGTTGGTCCAGCCACCTCAACAGACAACGCAGTCGCCCGGTTTGACGGCACGACCGGAAAGCTAATTCAAAACAGCGTAGTGACCATTGCAGACACCACTGGGAACATGGCGGGTGTAGGCACATTGGGTGTTGGAGCAATCACAACTTCCGGTGCTTTGACCTACGGCGGCGTGACCCTGAGTAACTCAGTGACCGGCACTGGCAGCATGGTGTTGTCTGCATCACCAACCCTTACGGGCACTCTTGCTGCGGCGGCAGCAAACTTCTCGGGCGCAGTTGCTCTGGGTGACGCAGCGGCTGACAACATTACCGTAAACGGCACAGTCACTTCAAACCTGATCTTTACCGACAACACCTACGACATCGGCGCATCGAGCGCTACACGGCCCCGAAACCTGTTCTTGGCGGGTAATGCCACCGTTGGCGGCGACATTGTTCTGACCGGCTCACTCGACCTAACAAACCTTGAGGTGACCAACATCAAGGCCAAAGACGGTACAGCCGGGATGCAGATTGCAGATTCCACTGGTGTGGTGTCTTTTACAGCCAACCCTGTCCTCTCAGGCGGCACAGCCAACGGCGTCACCTTCCTCAATGCTTCCAAAGTCCTGACCTCTGGGTCTGCGCTGACGTTTGATGGGACAACGCTTGTTGGAAATGCGGCTTATGGCACAGGAACGGCAGCGCTAATCTTAAAAAATACATCAGCAGCAGTTTTGGCAAACATTGTTGAACAACAATTTTGGGCGGCTGATACTTTTACTGGGTTGACTCAAAAAGGCGCATTTGGTTTAGACACTACAACGGGTGTTGGTAACCAATATGGTTCTTTTTATTGGAAATTGTCAAACGCAGGCGCACCTACCGAACAAATGCGCCTGACCAGCACAGGTCTGGGTATTGGGACGAGTTCGCCAAACTACCTTGCAACGCTTTACAAGGCTTCACTGCCGGTTCTTCAGCTTGCAAACTCCACTTCAGGCTCAACTGCCGCAGATGGTCTGCTGATTTACCTGAACGGTGCAAACGCTACCATTTCAAACGAAGAAGCAGGAGCGCTTAACTTCCAAACTTCAGGATTGCTTAGAGCCACCCTCGACTCCTCCGGCAACCTCGGTATTGGGACGAGTTCGCCTGCTCATAAACTTGTAGTTCAGCAGTCAGATACCACGGCTTATGCAGCATCGTCGGCTTCGCTGGTTGAGCCAGCGGGTGGGACAAACACACAAATCCTCAATGTTGGTTCTGGTGGTTTTGCGTCACTGAGATTTGCTGCACTATCCGGTTCATACTCTCAGGGATATTTAGGGTTCATAAATACTACCGGAGTTGGTGGCGCTTTTGTTTTTGGCCAAAGAACAGGCGGCTCCAGTTACGCAGAACAGATGCGCCTCGACTCCAGCGGCAACCTCGGCTTGGGCGTTACTCCGAGTGGTTGGGGTGGAGGCTTTAAAGCGTTTGAAACAACTGGAACTAGCCTTGGAAGTAATGCCGCAGGTTCTTCTTATTATTTACAAAATTCATATTACAACGGCACTAATTTTATTTATACAACAACTCTTGCCGCATCATATTATTCACAAGTATCTGGTCAACATCGTTGGTTCAACGCCCCCTCCGGCACAGCAGGCGACGCTATCACCTTCACGCAGGCGATGACGCTGGATGCCTCCGGCAACCTCGGTATTGGGACGACTTCGCCTGCTTTTAGATTGGATGTACAAGCGCCAACAGGTGTAATCAAGCTTACAGCAACAACTGGTACAAACGCCTCGTATTTCAGAGCAGACAATACTGGCGGCATTCTTTATGTTGGACTGGATGATTCAACAGCTTCTACTTTTGGAACTGCTGGCGCGTATGGCACTGTAATACAGCGCCCTGCGTCTACGGCTTTCAATATAAATAGGGCTGGTACAGTTGATTTTTTCATTGACACTACAGGCAATGTGGGTATTGGGACGAGTTCGCCGGGAGAAAAGCTGGATGTAAACGGTGATGCTCGGGTGGGTAACGCCACAGCAGGAACCAACCGTCAGTTGATCATCAATGGCGTGGTTAACAAAGCATCCCGCATTGATTTCCAAGAATCAGGCACTAATCGCTGGTTGATTGGCAACGGCGCTGCTTCAGAAAACGGCAACTTTGAAATCTACGATGCGACCAATGGCAATAATTTGGTAATGACTCGCTCCGGCAACCTCGGCTTGGGCGTCACTCCGAGTGCTTCAAACCTTCCAACATTTGAATCTGAGTACGGGCTTATTTCTGGAAAAGACGAAGTAAACATTATTCAAAGCGCCTATTACAACAGCGGCTTTAAGTACAGCAAAGCAGAAGCTGCTGGTCGCTACTTGATGAACAGTGGCATCCATTCATGGCATACCGCCCCCTCCGGCACAGCAGGTAACGCTATTAGCTTCACGCAGGCGATGACGCTGGATGCGAGTGGGAATTTG